TCTTCGAAATTAAAGTCATCAGCTGCGTATGATTGATAAGCAGAGGGCAGCGACAAACGCTCTTGAATTTGTGCAACATCGCATGCGAGGTTAATCAAAAGGTCGCCGCTTGCCATTGAATTAAGCTTGGACATTAGCGCTGCCATGTCTGTCATAAGACTGGCTATTTTGGGTGCGGCATCGGTTATCCATGCAGCGTTTGAGAGTACCGTTTGATGCGAATCAAAAAGCCTCATAAGCTTTTTATTTTCAGCCAGTTCGATATCCTGCACTCCGCTTGAGTTCAGGAGCACATAACCAACCAGGGTATAATTTGTAGGGGCTTCCGGCTTTTGCGGGTCCGGACTTTCCATGCCGGGGGTGACCAATGTCACCACTTCGCGCCGAAGTTCCATCGCCACGGCGCGTGGTTCCATTTGCCCTGTTTCGGCATCGATCTCAAAATCACGGGGTTGAATATCTGTTTCTATCTCTTGGCCGATAACGCTTATGGTGAGCCATTTTTCGTCGGTGACCTGCAGATAACTGAATATACTTATTCTTTCCGCCTCGTCTTTACGAAAAACCTTTCCCACCGGGCCATCCCAAAGCCGTCCGGCGGCAATTTCGATTTCGGTTGCAGCCGGGCTGGTAATATTCAGCCCTACAAACATTTTTTCAGCTGTGATCGCATCGGTGATGACGTGCTGGAAAGATTCATCGGTGAACAGTTGGGCATTATTCAAGTCCGCAGCTTGTAACTCCTGGCGATCACGATAAATAACCTGACGTTCCATTAAAAGACCTCCAATTTATAATCACCGGCTTTTGCGCTACCCGCCAAAACGCCGGAGCTTGCTTTGACTACACGATGATTTGTGATTGACAGTAAGAGCTTGTCTGAAGCCCGTTTTGACAGGCGGGCAACGTGGCATATCTGGTCTATGCGCTTTTTGGCTGAGGATGTGTAGGCGTGGTTTGTGCGGGTAATTCCAGTCCCTAAGTGCATGCCTTTGCCTTGCCTTTTTGTGGTGGCGTCCACGGCTACGCTTGCAGTATGGGCGGGCAGGCCGCTCAGGCAAAACCGGCCTGTAAATTTGATAGCCCGGCGAGCACGGGGGACGGCCCGGACCGGGTCAAAGAGGCGGGCGCTTTTATATACGCGATTTGCTGCTGTGCTGGGTTTCAAACATGTTTTGCTCAAAATGCAGCGGTTGGTGTCCGGATAAACATCGGTCCATCGGTTCGAGGGGAACACGCCCCGCGCCGGTGCGGGCTGGTAACTTTCACGGGGGTAAATGCCGACTGGCTCCAAGCCGGGTTGAGCAGCCATGGGGGTGCGGCGTTCAATTTCATCCTGATAAGCCCGGTTGATTCTGAGGTTGTAAAGTCGCAGCCGTGCATGGTGATCGATCACGCTGCCCTTTAATACACGACCGCAAACCTGGCCACGCCTGGTGGTGGGCTTGCGGATCTCCACCACCCCCTGGCCGATGCGCTCCACGTTTTCGCGCTCAATCAAAAGGCGGTGTAAGTCGGTCACGCTGCCGTCCAGGGGATCATGCAGTTCAACTTTTTGGCCTATCCTCAAAAGGGCGTCCGAGGTGTTGGGGTAGCGGACCAAGTCGGCCCATGGATCTCCCAGGCAGCCGCCGCAAACCAGGCCGCACTTTGAGCCTTGGTGCCTAAAGGGATAGACCCTGATTTCAGGATGCGGCGCTTCAAAAGCCCGGCGCTCTTCGTCGGTTAGCGACGCACCGCAGAATGATTTTGTGGGCGGTGACGCGGCCAGGAGTTCGCGGTTAAGCAATGCACGCCAATACAAACCCAACCCGTATTCCGTGCCTTTGTAGCGGTGCCAGTCGTAAAAATTCTCAACCAGCCAAAGCTTTTTGGCCTTGGAATCCGCGTATTCCCAACCATCAATGTGCAGGCCCCAACCCAGGTGCTCCAGGAGTTCTTTGGATAATTCGGGCAGGCGGGACCAGATGTGGATCTTTCCAATGGCTTTGGCCACGGAATCAAGCTGTACGCCGTTACCGTTTGCTGCGGCCTGGATTTGGCAGTCGCTAGAAATGCTGGGGGGGAGAAGCCTTTGGAGGGTGTCACTCATTGGTCAGCCCTCCATATATAATAGATGCGCTTTCGGCCTGGGCTACCTGCCAGGGCTCCAGGCTCTGGAATTCCGGGGTGGCCACCTCCACCCGTTGGATGCCGTCAATTGATTGGATTTGAGCAATCAGCTCACTTGGGCGGATGCTGCGGCCGAGTTTCGCCTTTTGCCAGGCAATGTAGTTATCCACCTCGGCTATCACCCTGCGCTCAATGGCTGCGGCTTGGTTGGCATAGCTGGTCAATACCCAGTATTTGCCGTTGATGCTGTAAGGCACTGCATCAGGGTAATGGACGGTGACCAGGTCGGTGAGGGGCCGCACTTTTTGGTCGCCCATTTGGGCGGCTACAGCGGCAATAATCTCCGGGGTGGGCATCTCGCCGCCTGCCAGCAGCGGGGATACGGAAATCTTGCCCGGCGCAGGGCTCCACACTGCTACATCAATGATGGACTGGCTCACGCTCATTGCGTGGTATCGGTAGGCGTCTTTTGGCCCGGCGCTAGATAGCCGCTCCGGGGCAAGCTGCACCCGGCTGCGAAAGCGGGCGTCGCTTTCAGAGTCAACACCGCCAAGGGAGATGGCGGTGTTGGCCACAGTGGCCACGTAGGCCGGGCGGTCAACCATTTGGTTAAGCTGGCCAGGCTGAAAGCCGTTGCCGATGATGCCGGGTTGGGTGCAGGTGGCAGCCACATCAACACTGATTTCACCGGCTTGGATCACGGCTTCGCTGTCTGTGGCAAAATAAAGCGAACCGTCGGCTGTAACCCGGCTGCCCTGGTATATCACCACATCCCAGGTCAAAGGGCTGGCCAGGCTGTAGCGCAGGGTGGTGCTGGCCGGTGATTCCCCCAGGCGGGTGGTGTTCAAAAGCGCGCCCAGGTGATCCAGGTAGTCGGAATCGGCATAAGCCACCAGATTCATCTTGCCCGCATAATCAATCTGGAACCGCTGCAACGCGATTACATAGGCCACAGCTTCGCAAAAAAGCCTCTCCGGCGCACCGGGATACAGGGCCTTGCCGGTAATCCGCTCGTAGTCCGCGATTACTGCGGCTTCAACTTTGGCCGCATCGGTTTCGCAAAATGCGATTTCAGGAAGGCTATTCAGGTTCATCCTGCACCTCAATCACATCTATTTTCACGATAGGGAGCAAGCGCCCGTCCATGGCTTCCGTCTGGCCTTCCTGCCAATTCACGGCCAGAACCTTGGCCCTTGGCTCGTATTTCCGTACTTGGTCAACGATCTCCGCCCCTAACAAAGCCTTGGCCCTGGGGGCGGGCTGATCAATCAGGCCAAAGTCAAGGCCAAAATTCCGGTCAAGCGGCACGCTGCCTTTGGGTGTGGTTATGATCATGCGGACATTCTGGGCCACGTCGGTGACCAGGTCGCCGGGCGCGAACTCAATGGGTCTGGGGCTTGAATCAACTAATAATTCCGCCATCACCTGTACTCCTTGAGCCGAACATCGGCTGAAGCGAATAAGAGCACGCCGTCATTTGCCACTCTGGTCCATGTGCCGGTTAACTCTTCCAGGACAAATTCCCCAAGATTCAGCCCACCTATCATCAGGGTGTGGGCCTTGTGGTCACGCACTACTTGCCTTAGCCGGGTTAGCTCGTCTTGGGGAACGCAGAACGCTTGGTGGAATTTCATGGTCAGCCCAACCTTGATCAGCTCAAGCCCCAAAAACTGGAGTTTTTGTTCCAGGTTGAGGACATCGTGGGTGGCGTATCTGGCCCGGTTTTCCTCCCGCAATTCTTCGAAGGTCCTAATGTGGGCCATGCTTGTTTCAAAGCAGATAGGCCCGTATGCCCCTATTTGATCGCCCTTAGCCATCGCACTCGGTCTCCTGGTGCACCACCTCGATGGGCTTCAAATCCGGCTCGCCCGGCCCGGCCTTTTGATAAGGAAGCCGGACTATGGGTGCCAGGAAGTCAACTCCTTCGCCTGCTGCGATGACCAATTTGCCCCGACAATGGATCTGCATCTTGCCTTCGGCCCGGTCGTATTCCACCCAGGTTCCGTCAACCCATCGCATGTGGGTTTTGTTTGGGCAGGAGACCGGCACAGGGTCTGGGTCTGAATAGATAGCGCCAAGGACAAAGCCCTTTTGCAGGCCGTCGGCAAAAGGAACGAAAATGCAGACCACCTGCTCGTCGATGTCCGGCATCCTGTATGCCTTATCCATGTATGTCTCCGGGAAAAGTACAGTCAGTTCAAACGTTTCAAGGCAATCGGCATCTATGAGCCGCACCCGCACCTTGCCCTTTTGTGGGAGTTGAAGTGTGACAACACCTATCCGGATCACCTGGTGCATGGCACCTTCCAAGGCGGTCAAGCGGCGCTCTATTGAGTCCAAGGCGATCATCAGTAACTGATTACCTTTCTGGCCTTAAGCGCGGTTGTGTATCCGCCGCTGCCGTCCACTGTTTGCCGGGCTTCGTCCACAAAATAGCGCCCGTCGTATTTGCCGAAGCCTTTAACCTCTTGCACCTGAGTAGCCCGCAATCGGGGATCACCCATCAGGGTGAAATCGGCCTTTACTTCAGAGCGGTTTTTTCGGCGGAGGTTTGATGCGGCTAAAGCGTTGGCCTCGGCCTCTGTTTTTACTTCTTGATTAATTTTTAGGACTTCACCGGTGGGCGGGGCATCGGCTGGGAAGCATGCGCCTTTAATCATAAGGCGCAGGTCAGGGTGCCAATAACTCACTTCGCAACCTCTGTATTTATCAAAGCTCTGGGCCTCGAATCGGTAATCAATCAGCCAGGTTTCGCCGCGCTTGATTTGGCCATGCGGGCCGCGCTGGTCAAAACTTTTGCCGGAGTACACTATCAATTGGCTGTCTGCGATTTTGATGCTGTTGCCCGCATC